GGATACTGCCGAGTCAGGGTCATCGCGCCGGTTGTCCCAATTGCACGATCAAGCGTTGAAGATGGTTGCTCATTATCGGTCGGCACCACCCCCACTGAAGTGCCCGTAGATCTGGCGGGGTACACCTACACGCTCCCGATTGAACGAGTATGACGACCCAGACCGCCCAGCGGGCCATAACCACGGCGTTCATTGCGGATGACCCCACGAGCATCGTTCTGGTACCCTGGGAGACAGCCACAACGCCGGGCGGGGGTCGGTCCATGGTTCCGGGTACCCCCCGGGCTGCCCAGACGTTCAAGTTGATACCAATGACCTTCGACCAGCGACCCACGGTCACGGCCGGTGGGGTAGCGCGCAGCATCGACTACACCTTGCTCGGGGAGTGGGACTCGGTCGGGGAGGTGTGGGACCGGTTCGACCTGGGGGACGAAACCGAATACTTCTTGGTGGTGGCCATCGCGCCGGGACATGGATACGAGAAAAAATACCTGTGCGAACGTCACCTTTACCAGGATGGGGTGGCGTAATGGTCGTCAAGCGCGGGATCTTCGACTTCGACTCGTTGTCACCATCTCTTAAGAAGATGTTGCCGGTGATCGACGCCGGGGTTGATCTCGCGTTCGACTACATTGAGCCTCGCGCCTCGTCCATGATGAGGACTAACGCCCCGTGGGTAGACCGGACAGGTAATGCGCGTAATGGCCTGTTCGCGGAGCATCAAAAAACCCCGATGGTCGTTCATCGCCTGGTTCTGTACCACACCATGCCCTACGGTATCTGGTTAGAGATTCGATGGTCCGGCCGGTACGCGGTGATCGGTCCGACCATGTTAGAGGTTGCACCCGAGTTGTCTATCGTGGTGGCCGAATCAGTAAAACGTGCCATCGACTTGTTGGGGGACTGACATGCGGGCTGTGATTCGTACGGCGATTTTGGCCGACAGTGCGCTGCAAGCCCTCGGCATCGCCGATGGTGACCATGTCTTGTCTGGTGATGTGGACTCCTTCGCCGTGAGGCCATTCATCAACTTGAAATGGGGTATCACCAATCCCGCACCTTTTGGCAACGCTGCCCAGCAGACCAGCCTTGTTGCATGGGTGCACGACGACCCCAACGACTATGAACGGATAGACGCAATCCTTCGCCGGTTGCGTGTACTCATTCCATCGCTCGTCGGGCTGACGGATACAAACGACTACGTCTCGCAGGTCGCATGGACCGGTGACGGCCCTGACCTGAAGGACGACGGTCACCGCACCATCACTCGCCAAGGGAACTACACGCTGAATGGGAGCATGAGATGAGCCAATCGTATGCCCGGTACATCGGAGGTGCGACGACTCGCCGTATCTCCGCCCGGGACTGGAAGGCGAAGGGAATTGAGCAGAACACCCTCGCGTGGACTGCCGCGAATGGGCACAGCATCCCGCGCGAGGACATCACGGAGGCGGCCTGGAACGTCCTGCGTCTCGACCCCGGTATCGTCTTCACCGACCAGGAGCCGACCAAGGCGGTAATCGACTCAGCCAAGATCGACGCCGCAAAGGCGCGGTTGATGGCTCGATCGGGCGGCGCTGACGTGCTGCATGCTCAGGACCCGATCCAGGGAGTGGACGAGTCCAAGTCCACCTCCGGGGAGTAAGCCATGGTCCTCCGGTGTCCACATCGCAAGTTCGGGGAGTTGAAGCGTCCCTCGGCCGATCCCGGCCTGGTGGAGGTTTCATGCCCGTCACGGTGGTGTGGGAAGGTGCCGGGGGTTGTGGTTCTGCACACGTTTGACACGTCCACTGGAGTACTGGTGGGTACTCGCGCATTCCGTGAACCACAGAAAGGATAAGGCAAATGGCACTTGGCACTTCGCTACCGTATGGCCTCCGGGACGTCAAGCTCATCGAGTACCCGACGCTGGCGGCTGACTCGTTCGGTACCGCCCTGGTGGACCTGCCGAACGCACAAACACTCTCGTTCACCGAGACCGAGGAGTACACCGAACTTCGGGGCGATGACCAGTTGGTTGCCTCCCATGGGCAAGGTGCACAACTGGACGCCGAACTGGAGTCCGGCGGTATCTCGATGGAGGCGTACAAGGTCATCAATGGTGGCCAGATCGTCGAGACCGGGATCACACCTAACCAGGTGAAGCGGTACCGGAAGCTGGTTACCGACCAGCGACCGTACTTCGTCGCCATCGGCAAGTCGATCAGCGACAGCGGCGGTGACTTCCACACGGTCATGTACCGCGTGCGGGCAACTGGTGATGTGGGCGGTGAGTTCGCGGATGGCGCGTTCTTGGTGCCGACGTCGGCATTGACCGGCTTCCCGTGCCTCGTGGAGGGTGACGTTGACGGGGACGAAATCCTCGGCGCGCTGTACGACTTCATTCAGCACGAGACCATCTCGGACATCGTGGCTCCGGCAATCGATATCGCGTCGGTCCCGATCCTGTTCTCACTGTCTGACATCACCGGCCCTGCGGCGGGTGGAGAGATCGTTACGATCCACGGCGAGTTCTTCGGACCCACGGTCTCGGCTGTGGTGTTCGGCGCGACCAACGCCACGGACTACGAGGTCGTGGATTCTCACACCATCGTGGCCATCAGCCCGGCGCACGCCGCAGGCGCGGTTGCTGTCCGCGTGACCAACCCCACCGGCCAGTCCACGGCCACCCTTTCCGGGGCCAACACCTACACGTACGTCTAACCACTCAACGACGGGATTTAGGAGCACACGATGCCTCCCACTAACGACCAGATCAACGATGTCTGGGGTCAGTCCAAACTGACCGAGACCTCTCTCATCACCCTCCCCTCCGGGCAGACATGCCAAGCCAAGCCCATCGGTATGGAGGGCGTGTTTGCGTCCGGCATCATGGGGGCGGCTGACACGTTGACGGCATACGTCGGCAAGGAGTACATCCGCAAGGTTCGCGGGGCGAGGGGCAAAGCCGACGCCGAAGAAATCAATGTCAAGGCGTTGATGAAGGATCCCGACGCTCTCGGCCGAATCGTCAAAATGGTGGATACTGTCACACCCCTCGTGGTCGTGGAGCCCGAGGTCATCCGTCACTTCGTAGACATCGAGGTCGACGGCAAGCCGGACACCCGGAAAATCCCCGATGACGAGCGCGTCTGCCGAGAGTGCGGCATCATGCGCCGAGATCACTCGACCGGGGAGCAAAGCCGCCACAAGCACGCGTGGACGTCGGCCATCTATACCGACATGATCGGTATGGAGGACAAGATGTTCCTCTTCAACTTCGCCCTGTCGGGGGTTCGCGATGTCGAATCCTTTCGTGAAGCATCCGACGCGGCTATGGGAACTGTGGAGGATGGCGAAGGACTTCAGGTGCCGACCGAGCGAACTGACGGGCCACACCCTAAAAGGCGACGACCTGCACGGCGGAGGTAGAGCCGTTGTCGCCCTCGTCATCGATCGCGCGGTGTGGACGTTCGGATCTGCGGTGGAGACCGACATGGATGAAGCCGAACGGTCGATGACCAAGGTTAACAAGAAAGCAACGCCAGAACGGATCGCGGCAACCCGGCAGGCGGTCCTCGACAAATACTTGAACATCGGGAAGGAAGCAAGGGAAGAGGCGCCAAAGGGGCGTTTCCGCGACCCGGCTCTTTCGGTCAAACGACGAAGGAGTTAAGACATGGCTGGGCCAACGATCGGCACTATCCGGGGCACCATCGAGATTGACTACGATGGCAAAGGCATCATCCGGGCGAAAGACGATGTAGACCAACTGGATAAGAAGAGCGTTGGCACCCAGGCGTCATTGAACAAGATGGCCACTGGATTGGCTGCGGTCGGTGGTGTGATCGCAGCCGGGTTCGCGGTGGCGACTGCATCGGCCATCAGCTTTGAAAAACAGATGTCGGCTGTCAAGGCGGTATCGGGGGCCTCCACCGAACAGATGCAAAGATTGACCGATAAGGCATTAGAATTGGGGGCGAAGACTAAATTCTCCGCCAGTGAAGCCGCCCTCGCTTTGGAAGAGTTGGTCAAAGCCGGTCTCTCTGTTGAAGAGGTATTGAACGGCGCGGCAGATGCCACGGTGGCATTGGCGGCTGCCGGTGAGATTGACCTGGCAAGCGCCGCCACGATCGCGGCCAACGCGCTGAACCAATTCAACCTTAAAGCATCAGATCTTACCGGAGTCGTGGACACCATCGCCGGGGCTGCCAACGCGTCGGCAATTGACGTCCACGAGTTCGGGCTGTCGTTGAGCCAGGTCGGCGCTGTCGCCAACTTGGCCGGACAAGACTTTGATCAAGTGGCAACGGCCATCGCCCTGTTGGGTAACGCGGGCATCAAGGGCTCGGACGCCGGTACGTCGTTGAAGACCATGCTATCGAACTTGGTGCCAACCACGGGACCAGCAATCAAGGCGTTCAAGGAATTGGGGCTGAACGTCGGGGCGAGTGGTAATGCCTTCATTGACGCCCAGGGCAACTACAAATCGCTTGCCGAGATATCCGGCATCCTCAACACGGCCACAAAGGGATTGTCGGAATCGCAGAAACAGGTGGCGCTCGAAACTATCTTCGGGTCCGATGCCATTCGCGCGGCAGCCATTATCGCCAACACTGGTGCCGAAGGATTCGCGGCCCTCAACGCCGAGATGCACAAGACCACGGCTGCCGAGGTCGCTGCCACCCGCATGGACAACGCGGCTGGCTCGATCGAACAGTTGAAGGGTTCCGTCGAGACGTTGGGTATCGCCATCGGCTCTAGATTTACCCCGGTACTTCAAGATGTCGTGGACAAGATCACCATCTGGGTGAACGCCTTCGGTGAACTGGACAAGGGAACCCAGGGAACCATCCTCGCCATCGTCGGTATCGTCGGGGCACTGTCTTTGTTACTTGCGGCGGTCATCAAGATCACACAAGCATTCCTGGCCCTTCGCACGGCTATCACGATCATCAAGGCCTGGGTGATTTGGTCGAAGATAGCCGCAGCCATGACCAAGATCTGGGCGGGTGTTCAGTGGTTGCTGGCCGCAGCCATGAACGCAACCTTCTTGATCGTGATTCTGGTCATCGCGGTTATTGCCCTACTCGTCGCAGCCATCATCTGGCTCTGGAAGAACAATGAGACCTTCCGTAAAGTTGTCATGGCGGTCTGGTCGGCCATCAAGAAGGCGATCGCGGCGGTTGTGGACTGGTTCGTTAACACGGCTTGGCCTGCGCTCAAGAAGGTGTGGGAAGCGATCCTGTCCATCTGGGACCTCATTGCCCCAATCGTCAAGGCTGCGTTCGCTGCGTGGATCTCGGCGGTTCAAACGGCATGGGCCATCATCTCGGCGATCTTCGCGGTTATCGTCGCGGTCGTCAAGGCAGTGTGGGGGTTCATCGGCCCGTACATCATCGGTGCGGTCAAACTGTGGTGGGACTATGTCACGTTCGTTTGGAACGCTCTGGTCACCATCACGACGTTCGTCTTCAATCTGATTAAGTCAATCATCGTCGCAGTCTGGGGCTTCATCGGCCCTTACGTGATGACGGTGGTTAAGGGAATCTGGGACATCATCACCAAGGTGTGGGGAATCATCTGGGCGGTCACCCAGAAGATCTGGGGGGACTTCAAGGCTTTCTTTGTCGCCCTATGGCAATTCCTGGTCGCTTTGTTCGATGCGGCGGTACAGACTGTCGTCAACATCTTTACCGGAATCAAGGTCATTCTCGACAAGGTCAAGGGGTTCTTCAACGAATTGAAGACTGCGGCCAACGGCGGTACCGATACCTTGATCGCTTTCGTCAAGGGTATCCCCGGGCGCATCCTCGACGGACTGGGCAACCTCGGCGCGATGTTGTTCGACTCCGGTAAGAAGATGATCCAAGGTTTGATCGACGGTATCTCGTCGATGGTCGGTAAGGCCAAGGACACCTTGTCCAACCTCCTGAAAAGCCTTCGCAATCTGCTCCCATTCTCACCCGCCAAGGAAGGTCCGTTCTCGGGTAAGGGATGGACGTTCAACTCCGGCACTGCGCTGATCGAAGACTTCGCTCGTGGCATCGAACGCGCCTCGGCGACTTCGCTGGACTCGATGATGGGCGCAGTGTCCGGCGTATCGGCATCGTTCGCGCCGGGTACCCCGTCCACCACGGCTCCAACGTCCACCACCACCACGAACAACACCGGAGGTGTGACCCACATCGGGACCGTCGCTGTCAACGGCGTTTGGGACTTCACTGACCCGATGGCCACCCGTAAGATGGTGGCGGAACTCGATAAAGAACTGACCAACTACCAGAACGGATTCAAGTAATGGGATGGGGCTCTTTGCAGGTGGGTCGTACGCCCCTCCGGGAGACGTACACGATCACCTACTCCGTTAACGCGACAACTGGCCAGCAGTCGGTGAACCTCGAAGGTATGGAGTCAAGCCCACCGTTCACCCAGGCCCAGATTCAGGCAAGGTCGGAAGATCTCGTCTCCATGTTGGACAAGGCCTTGCCTGTGGTCTTCTCGGACAAGACAACGCAGACTGGGTTCTACGAAGTACATGACGTTGGGGCAGCGATTACCGGATGGCCCGAGGCGGGGTTCTTCAACTGGACTCTACGACTAGACCGCATAGGCTCAGAGAATGCGGTGGATATCGAGAGCCGGTTGGGGTCGGTTGTTCGACAGAACGGTTTCGCGTTGACGGGCGAACGGTGGCACGCCCCGGCGATCGGTGCTTATGGGTACTTCACTGGTACCACACCCCCCAGCGGTTCCATTGGGCGCGTGCTGGCCGACGCCGAGGGCACGATAACCGTCTTCAGGGGCATCCCAGCGGGAGTATCCCCGGTGTGGGGTATCGGGGCATCAAATTACCTGCTGGGGCGGTCACGCGTCCTTGTGGCGGGTATAGAACGCTCGGGCATCGGCATCCGGGTGGCTACGACGGACTGGACGCTGACCAACGGCCTGATTCGGGTCACACCCAATCCCTCGGGGTCCATGTTGCAGGTAGAGGGATGGGATGGTGCGGCGTGGTCGTCCAAAGACCTGGACATCACCGTAGGCACCGATCTGGCTCCGCCATGGGATGCTATGACGATCCTCCGGAACGATTTCGAGTGCGTGGTCTTGCGGTTGGTCAAGTCCAAGTCACCCGGGCGCATCTTGGTTGACCTGACACTTCGGCGAGGTGCCGGATTCGTTGAAGGCTTCATCCAGACGGACGCGTCAGCCACACTCGGAGTCAAGACCGATCCGGCGCTAACGACGACCAACAACGCGGCAACCGGGTACATCCTCGAAACCTCGAACGATGTGAACGGTAACCAGTTCACGATCGGAGTGCCAGTCACCTTTACCGGATCGACCACGGGAGGTGTGAGCAAGGCGACCTCGATCGAATTGCCCTGGTACGCCGGGTACGTCATTGACGGGACCTCGGGCGTGTCCGGCAACACGGCGATTCATCTGCGGGACCAGTACATCGGTGCCCTCACGGAACAGGCATTGGCGGTTAAGCGATGAGCGTTACCCAGATCAAGCAATCAGTCGGAGGCTGGAACGTCCGGTTGCGGGGGAACATTCCGAAGGCCGTACTCTCTACTCTCCAACCCTTCGGCCACATCGCCATTGTGCCGGGGTCGGTGAACGTCGCGGAGTACGGCGATGCCCTCCTTAACGCGGCTCGTTACGTCGGGGTGTACCGCACCAAGTCGGCCAACAACGACGGGACGGTTATCAGCGGGGTCGGGCTCGAGTCGTGGTTGGGCGACGAGAACAACTCCGGTGACGTATTCGAGTTTCCACAGGAGTTCGACGCTGACACCTTCGCTGTGGTGATCGGTGCGGTGCTGCCGCCGAGTGGGTCAATTACGGCTGGGACCATTCACTCGCTGCCGGGCCTGTATACCGGTCGACATCAGTATGTGACGTCTCGTCAGATCATTGATTACGTCACCTCGACCTACGGCGCTGAATGGAGGATCAACAACAACGGCACACTTGACGCCGGGTTGGTGACGGATCTCTATGCGACGACTCCTCGTGCCATCCTCGTGGCCAAGCAAACCGATGGGTCTGATCTGCGGTACCGATCCATGCCGGGACAGTCATCCATGATTAAGGACAGCGCAGACTACACCACGCGGGTTGTCGTGTTGTCAGCTGGCGAGGGCGACACCATCACCGTGGGGGAGTCGGCACCGGTACCGGTTCCGTACAAAGATCTCCACGGTAACGATGTGGTGGTCACCCGCGTGGTGAGCGAGTCGTTCACTGACGGGACCAATGCAGATACACGTGCCGAGATCTTGTTTAACGAGTGGGGCCAGGCATCCACCCCCCGGGTGACTCTGTCCACCTCTATCTACGACATCAAGGGAAACGTGGTTGTCGGGGACTACGTCTATGTGTACCACCCGGAACGAGGATTCGAGGACGTCGCCAACCAGGAAACCTGGAACGGGGAGATAATCAACCCGGTGAAGTTGCGCGTGGTTGAACTGTCCTGGCCCATCCGGACCGGCTGGACTGTGGCGTTCCGCGACGGTGACGGGGTGTGGACCGATCTGTCTCCGTACGTGTTTTACGAGTCCGGGGATACCAACGTGGTGGTTGGCGATCTACCTCGGTCGTTGACCGGTGGAGGCATCGTAGAGCCGGTGGGATCACGCCCGATTGGGGATGCCACCATACCGGGGGTGGTGACGTTCACTTCGTCGTCTACTGGGTCTTACCAATCCGCCGAGACCAACACCACCAAGTCAGCGATTCGATTGACCTGGGGCATCCCTCTAAACGCGGATGGGTCAACCATCCTTGACGGGGCATACTACGAACTGCGGTACCGGGTTTCGGTTCAGATCGGTTATCAGATCAAGTGGGCCGATACGAACGGCATGGAGTGGGCCGACATCCAAGGCCACCCGTGGGCCTTCCCATTGAGCGAGCCTGTTGAGGCCAGCCCAGAGTGGCATTATCTGTCGGTGGGCTGGGGAACTAACGTTGCCACTATTCTTGAACTGACACCGGCCGTTGAATATGAGATCCAGATCCGGGCGGTGGACGCTGCCACGCCTCCGCACTTCGGGGTGTTCTCCGGTATTAGCGTAACCACTGTGGGAGATCTATTCGCGCCGAGCGTGCCCGCACCTCCGGTTGTCGCCGGGAGTATGACGGCCATCATGTTGACTCACACCTTGGGCAAGAACAGCGGCGGTACGTTCAACCTGGAACCTGACATTGTCCGGTTGACGGTGCATGTCGGGGGGTCGGCTGATTTCTACCCCGATGCGTCGAACCAGGTTGGAGAATTGGCGGCCAACGCGGGAATGCTTCTCGGCGGTATCGCGGCGGTCGGCACGTTCCCCATTACCCCGGTCGAGCAGATTCACGTGAAGGTTATTGCGGTGGACCGGGCAGGCAATTCGTCGAACCCCTCGCCCTCGGCAACGGTGACCGTTCAGTTGATCGACAATGCTCACATCGGGAGTTTGTCGGTCGATAAGTTGACCGCTGGCACCATCACCGCCGAATCCATCCTTGCGGCGCGTATGGGCGTCTCTGGGGCCGGTGGATTGACCGTTTCCGGGGGTGGTGACATCACGGTGTTGGGTGGGGGTGACATCACCATCCAGGAGGGGTCGTTGGACATCCTGAACAATCTCGGGGAGGTCCAGGTTGAGTCTGGCCTGTTGTCCGATGGCACCTATGGGCTGGCCGCTCGTAATGCCTCCGGGGTGCTCGTGCCCCTGTCTCGTTTGGCGTTCGGGGTGAAGTCAGAGCAAATCAACAATAGTGAATCTACCACCAACACCTCGAACTTTGTAGACCTGGCCACATACGGGCCCTACGTTACGGATGTGGAGGTGGGACCACTCGGTAGAATGATCATCATTTTGAGCTGCGGTATCAACATCGGGGGTTCAAGTACAGTATGGGGGGCGGGGGGTTATATGGGCTTCGACATGATTAATCAGGCAACCGGTACTGTTTTTTGGACTTCATCGCAATCGGTTTCATGTCATTACTGGGCTCTCGGACTTCCGGCTTTGTACCAAGGATCAGCCTCGATTAGCCGGTGCTTTTTGATGACCAACATACCGGCTGGTATCTATACCCTGGTTACCAAGTATTTGAGTTTTGGGGTATCCAGTCCGGGAACCACTCATGCCGAATTCTTCCGTCGCAACATCACTGTTCTTCCATATTGAGGGGAGCCTGAACGATGGGCACAAACACAACTCGGCTCTTGCTCTGGAAGCCTGATGGTTCGCCAGGCGGAGACAACATCAACGTCGACACCGACATCTCTGACAACGCCGACATCATCGACGACGCAGTCGGTTTCAAGGTGTGCACCAGTGGCACCCGGCCAACCGGGGCGCAGCGGTGGAATGGGCGGGTTATCTACGAAACGGACACCAAGCGTACGTACATGTGGCAGGCAACCCTTGGGTTCTGGATGCCCCTCATCATCGGCCAGGGGTCAGGGGTCGGTCCATACCTGCTTGGGACGTCGACTGATTCCGGTGGAGAAGGAATCAACATCAGTGCGTCAGTGGCCAATGCGCATATTCTGCGGTCACGGGTCACCACCGAGGCCAACCCTCGATTGACCCTGGACACAGATGGAAGGATCCAGTGGGGAGCCGGTGGTGCCTCGGCGGTTGATACCAACCTGTACCGGAACGCAGCCAACGAACTAAAGACTGACGATGCCTTTTCTGTGGTGGGGAATCTCACGGTCACTGGCACAGCGGCCTGGAACAAACTGGATGTGCAGACCCCTACTGGCGCGACTTGTACTTTCTCCTCCATCAACCAGAATTATCAACATCTGATGATCGTCGGATCGGGTCGTGGCACAACAGTCGCGACTTTCACGATGATGTCCATGCAGGTGAACGGGAATGCCACGGCTATTTATGACATGCACCAGGTAGCCGGTAGCGCCGCCACTGTGGCCGGGGCCGAAAACATCTCGGTTACCTCGGCCAGTCTTGGTGAAATGTCAGCCGCAAGTGCAACGGCGGGTGCCTGTTCTACTTATCAGGTTATGATTCCCAATTACAAAGGGACCAGTTTTTGGAAGAGTTGGCAGGTGTGCCACACCTTGTCGAGTGGTACGGGGTCCGGCACTCTCCACAACAAGATTTGGGCTGGACGCATTCGCGCTACGGCGGCCATCACCTCAATTGTCTTGCTTGCGGCTGCAGGTAACTTTGCCACGGGCAGCACGTTTACGCTGTACGGATTGTTGTAAGTTCAGATCTCGTAGAATGATCGGGAATGGAGGGGTTATGACAGAGATAGGGGAAAGGCCGAAGTGGAACGGTCCCTGCATCGGCGGTCCGATGGATGGCCGGGATGGAGTGTCACGGTTCCCCTCGGGGTTCCTGCTCGTTGACCGTCCTTCGGGTAAGTGCTGGGTGTACGACTGGCTGCCGGGAGATGAGTCGTTCCTGGTTCGGGTGTCAGACGGGGAGCCGTTGATCGAGGACCGTAGCGCGGTCAAGAATCGATACCGGGCTGCCGAAGAGTCCGAGTTCGACGTGATCGCATGGGAGGCCACACCATGACCACCAAGGCCACCTCGCTCTTGCTGAATGTCGCCTACGAATGGGAAACCATCTACTCATCGGCTGCGTTCTCCGGGATCGTCGGGGATGAGGCGCACGCGGCCAAGGGTGGATATCACATCTCGATCGAGGATCAACCCTCGACCAACTACTCCGTGGTCCGGCCGGACGACAAAGCACCCCCCGGGGACTGGTCCCGCATTCACGCGGTTGCCCTCGACATGTCGATGAACAAGGCCGACATGATTTTGAGCACGCGCCGGTGGATGGTGGTGTGGTCCGATCGCACTGACCCTCGGCGGAAATACTTCAACGCGTTCAACGGGTGGACGGGGTCCGGTGATGCCCAGCGATGGGACTTCGTCACCAACACCGTTCAGAAATCCACCAACGATCACCAGTGGCACCAGCACACGGAACTCCGGCGCAAATACTGGAACGACCCAGTAGCACACCGGGCCGAGATATCAATCGCTCGGGGCGAAACCAAAGAGCAATGGTTGGCCTCAAACGGAGGGATAAAGAACATGTTCTGTAACTACGGCGACAAGGGCGAGAACGTCGTCGCCCTCCAAATGCAATTGCTTCAACTCGACCCCAACGCCCTGCCGCAGTTCGGGCCTGACGCTGGGTACGGCGATGAGACCGCCGCTGCCGTTTCACGGCTGGTCACCGGCGGACCGGGCAAGGTGTACCAGGGCAAGGAATGGGCCCTCATGCAGAAATTGTGTCAGGCCAAGAACGGCGGGGGCGGCTCTGGTGGACTGGTCCAGCACACGCACACTGTCGAGGCCCAATCGGTATTTGTCGCCGGATCAGTGACCGGTGCAGCCGTAGCGTCCAAATAGTCACCAACCGCCCGATGGGCCACGATCGCCCCATCCCGAACCATTGTCTTCTTCCTGTGGCGTTGGTTCGGGGTGGGGTTTCCCGCAGATTCGCCGAACTGCCCACACGACCGCCATAATCAACAATGCATATACCATACGTATACGTATACGGGAGGGGGTGGAGGGGTGCCACCGGAGATCTTGGACTCCCTGGGACCATGGGGACAACTGGGACTGATCGTCGGCCTGGTGACGATGATCGTTACCGGGTTTGTGAAGGGGTGGATCTTCACCTCGACCTCGGTGCAGTGGCAGAACAAACATCTCGAAGCCCGGCTGGCGGACAAGGATAGCATCATCGCCGAGCAGAAGGCCACGATCGCGGCGGTGCTCGAGACCAACAAGACCAATTCGGCTTCCATTCAAGAACTTGTTGAGATATCCCGAACTATGAACGCGGTCATCTCGGCCCTACCCCGGGCGGAGGTCACCAAGTGAAATGGTTCTGGCAGAAACCTCCACCGATTATCGATGATGAGATCTCGCTGGAGGAAGCGCGGGCACAACGCGCCGAGGCAGAACGGAAGTTGAGGGAAAGTCAGATCGCTGCTCGTCAGGTTCGCCAAGTATCAATCCGGGCTCGGTTGCTCCGGACTGACAACCAGTTCAGCACCAGGTTGGATCAAGCATTTAGGAGTCGGCCAAATGGATGACATTCTGCGGGGGATCGCCGGGCTGGAGATGTTCGCCCTCACGATCGGGGTGTGGGCATTTGCTCTACTATTCCATGTGCTGTCTGACTGGAAAGAGTCCGCCATGGGACGACACTTCATGTCATTCATGGTGACCTGCGGCCTGGTGTTGACTTGGTCGTGGGTTGGGTTCATCTTCGGCATAGACGAGGCAATCCGGGGATGGGTCAGGGTGATTTTGTATGGCGCGCTCGCGTTCGTCGTATGGCGTCAGGTTCAGATCCTCATCAAGTTGCAGGTCATCAGTCGCACCCCCCTTCCGGACAATCCGGCCAGCAAGATGTCTGACCAGTGACGGGGTCCGAGATTGCCCTCATCATCACGGCGACTGGAACGGCGATCACGGCCGTAGGAGGTGTGGTCATTGCGGTTATGGCCAAGAAAACCAGTGTGGCTACTCAAGAGGTACACACCATGGTTAACCAACAGCGAACTGATGCCAAGCGGTATGAGATAACATTGATCAAAGCGATGAAGGCTGCGGGGATTGACATACCGGACGACCAAAGTCTGTATGCCACCAACCAGGAAGGAATCAAATCAGATGGACAATCTACCTGATCTGCCCGTATACGCATTCCAGCCCAACTTTGGCGGTCTGCTCTCGATGATCCTGACGCTGGTACTACCGCTGGCCGTTGCGGTCATCACCACCCGCGTGACGTCGGCCAATATCAAGGCAATTTTGCTCCTCATCATCGTGACCATCAAGACGTTGGTCGAGGCGTTGATCTCGAACGGAAACGACTACATCCATTTCGGGTGGGTTCCGTTCCTGATGAATCTGATTCTCAACTTCGTGATCGCAGTCACCGTGCATCTCGGGTTGTGGAAACCCACCGGGGCGGCTGCCAAGGTGCAGGAGGACGTTGGACTGAAAGTACGTGATTGGGAGGAGCCGGTAACCCGGTAACATGACCGCCATCGGGTGCCACCAGGGCGACGGATGGAACCCCCCGATGCCGGGGGCGGAACGGACGGGTTTGACATCGGCCCATCCCGGTTAACCGGACGATCGGCACCTACGAAGCACCCCGGGAGGGATGACGGCTCCCGGGGTGTTTTCGTGCGTGGATGTAAGAATCAATCATGAGACATCGATTTTTCACGATCGCATTCACCTTCATACTCTCTCTATCCCTTTGGGCTGTCCCCCGGTCCGATGCGGTAGTTACCGGCCAGTCCATAACCATCACTGGCATCGACTCACACGATGGCATGGTGTACCAAGATGGCGACACGTTCTACTGGGTGGGCACCCGGTACGCCTGTGGATTCGTATGGACCAACCCGGCCACCCCGTGGTGTGGGTTCGGGGTGTGGACCGCCCCGGAACCATCCGGCCCCTGGACATTTGTTCGGAACCTATTCGACCCCTCGGGCACATCTGCCCCGGCATACTTCCAAGAATCGTGGCAGACCATTTGCCGGGGTGATGGTTGCTACAACTCGCGCATGTTGCGCCGGGGTGATGGGGTGTGGGTACTCTGGTTCAACGCTCCTCGTGACCTCTTGGTGCACGGGGGTAATGCGTATTGGGTGATGGGATGCAACGGGCCAGCGGGTCCATGCGGGCAATCAGCCGGGGCACCCTACGGGTCTACCATCAAGCCCCCGTTGTGGGTCTGTAACGCTGGTGGGGACTTCTCCATTCTCGACGATGCCGGTACTTGGTACTTGTACTGTGGCCATGGTTCTCACACCATCTCTGTGGAGAAACTACAACCGTGGGGTACGGGTGGGACCGGCCTCGGATCGTCCAATCTGGCGGGGTTGAGCTGGGTTGAAGGTGTCGGGGCGTTTCGGTCAGCGTCGAAATATATAATCACTTATGGGGGTAACTGCCCATATTGCTCGGCGACTGACACCTCGTACGCCGTAGCCAACAATCCGATGGGACCGTTCAGCGCACCCCCAGGGGCATATGGTCGACGCATTATCTCGGGAAACTCTTGTGGGGGTCAACCGCGCACCGTGGTTACCCTGAATGGACAACCGTACGAGCAGGTTGACCATTGGTACGACGGGTACTCGCAACCCAACGCGTCCACCTCATTGTTTCCGCTGGTGGAGTCCGGCCCATTGATGGCCACGCCGAATGGTTCTCCATGGACCGGGTTCGCCGGGTTCGACTGCGGTTAATGGTCCCAACCCTCCGGATTGCGGAATACGCCGGGTGTCTTGTCACGGGGGAGCAAGTTCACGCCGAACCAGTCCATTAAGGATACAGCGATCTTGGATCGGTAACCCCGGTTCCGGAGACCACATGCGTGGACCATGTACCCCCGGCGTACCCGTTTCCACCCAGCCTCCTTGCAACCCCCCGAGATGCCCGGACAGACCGGTTCATCGCGGTCCGGCATGCGGTACACCC